ATCGACAATAAGTGTTCCACTTGTATATAGATTTGAATTAGTCGTGATACTATCATCGACAATAAGTGTTCCACTTGTATATAGATTTGAATTAGTCGTGATACTATCATCAACGATAAGTGTTCCGCTTAGATATGTATTACCTTCAACTGCTAAACTATTACTAATCAAAGCATTATTATCAACATATAAATCGTTATGAGTTTGAAGATCCCCTCCAAATGATGCCCAGCTTGTTCCTGATACACCGATACCTCTCATCAAAACTACTTGTTGTGTGGCTGGGTCTATCGAAACTGGAACTGCGGTATTATAATCTGTACCTAATACAGTAAATCCGCTTAACTCAGACATATGCATATCTGTAACAACTAAAATCGAAGATGCTGCATAAAGATTATTCGTCCATATTGATTCTGCTGATAATGCGTAATGACTTAGTATATTACCATCTGCATCCAATGCTGGTGCAGTCCAGTCCGGGAATATTATACTAGAATTACCAAACTTATCAATATCAATATCTCCGATATTTTTACTTGATGCTGATGCAAATATAGCTGTACCGTTATTTGAAACTGCAGATAAAGCTAAATTGTTACTTGAAAATATTCCTGCTGCAGCGGATAGTGTTGCGGTTGCGCTTAGTTGACCGTTAAGAACAAAATCTCCTTGAAATGGATCTTGTTGTGATGCGATTGGATCATAACCTGAATCAGGTTCTCCGGCTACTGGATATGTGTGATGGTTGTGTCTGTGAAATTTATTGTGAAATCTGTTGCTCATTGTTCTCCTTCAGGCCCAAACAGTTGTTTGTCGCACTTTTTGTGCTTACCACTTTTAGGTTTTAAATATTTAGGCTAGAAGGAGGAATGTTGTTAAGGTACCTGCCAAAAGTACGTATAATGCTACTAATAAAATTATGTAATAGAACTGTTTTATATCTGTTTTGAAGTATTCTTTAGATATAATCACACATTTATGTGTAGGAGATAGTAGATATGCAGAAAATTCTAATGCAAATAACATTGGCAAATATTGTATTCCGAAAATACCCACTAATATTGCTACAATTCCAGCAAATTTAGAAGAACTACCTAATGCAAACGCTAATAACCAAGCACAACCGAACGCAGCGAGAGTGTTTAATGTGGATATTGTTGCGATTAACGGTAATAAATACGATTTAAGTATTACCGAACTCAGTAATACTATTGCTAAAAATCCAAGTAATTTAAAATCTATGTAACTGCAAATAGTTCTTAATTTAAATGTTTTTGTTGCTATAATATAATAGAATGGTAGTATACTGAATACTATCCATGGTTGTAATCCATATATTAATGCGCCAATTCCGCTTACAATAGGTAATGCATGACAGACAGAGTGAGAGCCCTTGAAATCTGTATTGATAACCACGTCGTCCTCTTTTAATACTACAAATATGTATATGTATGTAAATAAAAGGTATACAGCGAGAAGCGGCCATATGTAAGACATAAACGTTGCGTAAGTTATCCCTAAAGCAACGATCGGAATGATAACAGTCTTCTCTAATGGGGACCAGAAATAATAATGATGAGTGCTTAGATAATCGATTAATCCAAATTTCTTTCGATCTTCTGTATCCTTAGTTATTATTGTATCTAGAAGTGACGCAGAAACAATACATCTACCTGGAATTGGAAGAATACCTGATATTGTAGAGAAGAGAACTACAAATAATCTTTTGCTTTTAATTTTAGTTGATAAAAATTTATATATACCTGAGAATAGATTATGTTCTTTAATAATACCGGTAATAATCATTATTCCGATCGGATATAACAAATACAATAAACTTTCCAACATACTAATCCTTTATAAGCTCTAAGATAGTCTCTTCACAAGCGTATAATTTATCAATACATCTGTTAATTGCGTCAGCTGTAACTACCTCATTAACACCTAAGTATATTTGATTTTTATGAAATGGCAATAATTTATATTCAGTAGGTGTAAACGATCTAACTTTCGGGGTTAATGTACTACCTTCTACAACAAAATCGAACTTTCCATTAATAGATCTACGGAAAGCTTCTAAATTGTCCCAGAATCTCGATATAATTTTATTTAGAACCCAATCTTGTATATATTCATCTCGTTTAATATGTATAAACTCTGTAGTCCATTGTGGTACATCTTCTGAATCTAATCGAAGATTTACAAGATCTAATTTATCAATATATTTTAAAATTGATAATGGAGTTGTTATATATAAATTACGGTTGTTATCATGATATATATTCGTGTATGAATTATTATCTGTCGCGAATGTACCAACTATCACTCCATCATATCTAAGTTTGATTACTGATGATTCACAACATATATAAACAAATCCATCATCTTTACATAACGCTAATTTTTTGGGAATGCTAGTACTGAATGCAGAGATATAAAACATATCTTCAATCTCAAGATCTGATGTAAATTTAGATACTCCTGAATTTGTTAATACATAAACATAACCATCTAAATCTACTGCTACATCTAAAGGAGGATTTGCTGCAAAGCTTTCGTGTTGTAGTGTAGCTAACCACGAACCAGTTCTTGTGTACTTCTTAACAACAGAATTACCAGTATCTGCAACCCATAAGCTATTTGAATGATCAATAAACAATCCTTTAGGTGATCTGAATTTAGATTTAGCATTATGACTACCTAATCCACCCCAGTCATATAATAATAACCATTCTGATATATCAAAATTATAACTAAATACCATAATTCTGTTTCTACCAGAATCTAAAATATAAATTCGATTATCAACTCCGAAGTTATTGTCTAATTCAACATCAACGACATTAACAAAATTATCACCAATACCTTTGTAAGTTCTTCTATCTATTTCTGTCGATCTAACATCTGATGAAAGAATACGGACAGTTGTTGAATCTGACATAATAGCTATATTATCACCAACACCAGGAACCGATACTACAGAATAACTTGTATTGTTTGTAAATACATCAGATATAGCGGATACAGAATCTGTATGATTAGTATCTAAACCTTCTTGATTTACTCTCCAGTAAAATCTATCATCATAACCTTCATTCATTGTGCCTAACCAACCATAATATTCAGTAGGAGGTTTATCGTAAAGTTTTGATTTCGTATCAAGATATTGTAAATTAGAATTTAGACGATCAAACGATTTGTTGATATTTTCGGATGTTATCCATTCATTTGGTGAGACTCTACATTCATCAGATCTATAAGGTAACACTAATTTTGTTACTTGATATACTCTGTCAATAGAAATATCGAATATATTAAATTCTGGTAGCACTGTAATTATATTTTCAAATACTCTACTTTCATCTAATATAGTATTATTAGCGGAATATGAAGTCGTGAAACTTATGTTATATAACCCATTCTCTGTATATGACGTTGAATACGGTGCGGTCGTTTCAATTCGTTTAGATTTCGCTCTATCCGTCCATGTAAAGCTATCGATGTTAGATACATACGGTACCAAATTTTCAAATGTTACTGAATCTCCAGTTAAAACAAATTTATTAGAAGTATATGTATATGGTTTTAATGGGTACGCAGATACTTGAGTATCTGGTACTGATATTGTTTGTTGTAGTATATTCCAATCATTAAATGGGTCGTTTTGATTGATTGGTGTAAAGAATGCATGAAGTTCTAGAGATACGTTAACTAAAGATGGATACATTTTATATATAGTCATGGTATCAAGACCTTTATCAGTTACCGTCAAACTGAAACTAGTTTCACTAGCTATTTCATTACTCACTATATTCCAATTATATGTTGATACTATCCATGTTGCTGTACTAGTGTTACTTATGTATACAGGAACCTCATCAGAGAATATCTGTAATATATCGACTGTAAGAGGTTCAGCCGAAACTCCAATTAGAGGATTTGTAATGATCTCTGAATCACCTAAAAAATCATTAAAACTAACCATTTTAATTTTATCTTTTGTTTGTGATACATTAGTATTTGTTGTAGTAAAATTCTTGTATGTATGTAATAAACCAGTCGTATCATCGTAATACTGATTAGGCATACTTAACGGTAAATCATCATTAACAATCTTCATTGAAACGCCATGAGATGAAGTGGATTGATTAGATGTTATTAATGTATCAACAACTCTATCTCTTAATGTTATCGGTGCTGGTATTTTATTATCAATATACCAATAATAATAATCTGCAGTTGATTGTTGTAGCGCACTTAAGGTAAATTGTTCTGTATGACCGCTGCCCCATGCGCACGGACCAGGAGTTAATGATGTTGAACATAATACTTCAACAAATGATTGTAAACCTGAATCCCATTTATACTGTGGAAATATATCAAACTCTGCAGTAGGTATCACATCGACTATATTAAGTGTTTTGGAATCACCATATCTTCGCTGCGGTGCATAAATTGGATTAGAAGGTAAAAACTCACAACTCATACTAATTGTTACTGATGTCCCGGATGCTCCTGGGTCTGGTAGATTATATACAAATGAACTAAACGAAGATGATTGATCAATATTAGGACTACCATTTGAGAATATGAAAGTATATGTACCTGTATATTCTGCATCCATTTGTGTAGATAATACTGATCTATTATGTATTGTTATTGGCATTGGCCAAGATGGTATATCTGAGTAATCTCTGTATATATCGGATGTTGAAGATGATTCATAGTTAATACTAAAAATTGGATGTAAATTTGTATCTGTTATCCAATCACCAACATCTATCTGAACTGTATAATCGTGTTCCGTTTCTGCTGCTGAGCATGTTATAAAGAATGACGAAACACGAGGTAATTCAGTTACAACTGGTGTAGTAATTCTTATATACAACGGATTAATAACAGATACTGATTCAATATTACTCGGAATATACGGTGAAGAATTATTACTCTTAAACAATGTCATTCCATATGGGTTGCTCGGATCTGGAATATACGATATTAATTGATCTGGTTTAATTCTAAAGAACTGATCGTTGCCGTAGTAGGAAGTAAGACCATATATATTCAAAGTAAATAATGATTCAGGAGGATTTCCTATAGTTTCTACTAAAGTACCTGATAGTGACGCTGCATCTTCCAAATATAAATACGGTTCAAATAGTTGATCATTAATCCATTCATCACCAAAATTATAACTACTTAGATATACTTGATAACTTCCGATAAAATTTGTTGTTTCGATTCGAATACTACGTAAATCATCTGTGGACATTACCGGACCATAACCATTAACACTATAATTCGAATCACCAGGAGCAGATACAGTTACGTTAGATGTATCAGGCGGTACTAATTTCCATCTTAATGTTTGTCCTGGTTGAAATGATTGAGTTGTATTATCGTAAAAAGAGTCTGCATAAATAACATTAAGATCTTGATCTTGTAATGTAAATTTTGTTACTGGGTTTAGCACAAATTCTGTTTGAGTGGATTGTCTATATGCAGAAAGAGGACTCGTGTCGTATATACTTGAAGTTATATAGAAGTGTTTACCATCAGCTCCGTCTGCTGATAGTGAGAATAGAGTTGCAGAAGGTGTAGATTCTATATCACCTAAAGTGTATGGTATTGCGGAAAGAAAAGCAGAGGAAGTTATTACATTAAATGTATCAGAATACATACTCCAAGTCATATAAGGTTCTGTTATATCATATAGATCTGTACCCGGAGATACTTGCTTCCAGTTTGCTGATAACTCAATTGATGTTAACGCTTCGTTTGTAACTATTAAATTAATTGCTAATGGATAAAAATAAGCAGACATCGATTGTGTTTCTGTTACAGCAGATACTAAAATTGGATTATATGTTGTACCTGATATTGATATGTAATCAGTATCGTTTGCTACAATCGGATATGACGCGCGCCATTCGAATGATGAAGCGGAATTTACAAAGTCTCCAATAACTATTCCGGAAGCATCTGATAGTTCTGTCGAAACTTCTTGAAATACATACCATTGTATATTCTCTCCTGGTAGATATGTATCTGCTGATACTGTGACAATCAAATCTGTTGTATATTCTACATTCATATTAATCCCATTTTATCTTGTATAGTTCTGTATATGCAGGAGATATTTTCTTAACAGTGTCACTGATAATATCTTCAATTACCTTACGCACTTCTAAGTCTGTAATATTTAAGCCAATCAATCGAATGTTAAAGTACTGAGATTTGGATCCAGGCATTTTAAATTTAAAAAATCGTTCAATCTCTTCTATATAATTCTGTAATCCTGATGACATATTCCAATCAATATCCTCAAAATGATATTTGTTCATGTATATATGCCAAAGATCAGCATTAGTCAAAATACATTGATATATTCGAATATCGTCAATAAATCCTGTTAAATGATAATTATCAAAAGATAATTCTTCTCCTAAAGTTAAAATTTTACCATTATCTGCTCCAATAGTTAAACTATTTTCATATCTATAATATATTGGAGTACAAGGTGAAACAGTTAAAGTGTCTCTCTCAATACTATCTATATAAAATTTATAATCTCCAGTATATCCATCATATGTAAAGGAAAATAAATGCCATTCATTCGGTGCTAAAGCGCTTGTATCGAATGATAATGTTTGTTTACCGCAAATGGCAGCATATTGAGTACCTAAAAATACTGAACTTTCTATTTTAGGTGTTTTATCTATTGGAATATAGTTAAACTTCCGATTCCAATCATAACTAGTAAAATTACTTGAATCTGGTAAAATATCAAAAACACTTAAACTCTTCTTTTTTAGTTTATTTCCATTTATGTCATATTTATATATCACTTGATCATCTCTAGAAGAAATCCATATTACATCTTCATATGTAGTGTTGATTATTTCGTTTGTTAGAGATATATTTCGGACTTGAGATGTAGTTGGAGTTGATCCTGATAATAACAGTTCTCCATCTGTATTTACATTATAAAATTTATTAGTATTATCTAAAATCCAAAATGTATCTCGACTATCTATTACTACGTCTGTGATGGTATTTGAATAAACTGGATTTATTGTATCATCTGCTAGCCATAATGAATTCGCAGATACATACCAAGAAATATTATCGTTTGTTACTCCAAGATGAGAAACATCCATCCCTATAATAGTATTATTCAGATCCGCTTCTATTTTTGTGATTCCTGGATCTCCGGATTGAGTTGTTATATAACTACCATCTGATTTAAACCCAGAAATTTCACTGGTATTACTTTCTAACACCCAGATATTCTCATCACTATCAAGTGTTAAATCTGCTAACTCTACACTCGAATCGAAGTAAACTGCTGATTCTATATTACCGTTAAAATCTACTTTATACAGATGCTTTAACCCTTCATATATACCGTTATCTAAAATCCATGTATATAAATCAGAAGTTATCTCACTTGCTATGGGAATACTATCACCTGGTAGTGAACGATTAAATAATACATCAGCATCTACATTACCCTGTATTAAGGTTCCACTACTGCTAAACATTGAAAATGTTGGGTTATAGAATCCGTTATTATAACCAATGCTCCAACCACCACGAAAATTCTTACTTAAAATATGATTACCTGATACATTATTCCAATCTTTGATTTTAGACCAGATTGAAACTGAAATTCTCTCCGTTAATTCATAATCTTCGTTATATAAAACACTTGCTGATTGATTATCTTGAAGATATAATGAAGTATCATTAGCGTTACTAACGCTTGTTGGATGTAGCATAGTTGGACTATATCTATTGAGAATTGTTGTATTATCATAAGGAGATAAATCTACCGGATTTTGTGTCCAATCATTTAAATGTAACTTTAAATTACCTGAAGCTCCAGTTAATGAATTTATTAGACTTTCATTTGATTCATCTCCGAGATGAAAGTATTTGTACCAAACCCCTGGATCGAGTGTCATAACTGAAGGTTCATCATATACAGAGTCTGTCGAACTAATATATAAAGCTGTTGTTGAATCTATCACACCTGGATTATACCAACGATCCATCCATACTACAGACGGATCGCCTGTGAATGAGCCTGACAACCATGAGCACAACCAAATTCCTACTTGTGGTTGTGTTGAATTACCCCACCAAATATTCTTTTTATAGTTCGCTGTTTTCTTCCATATTTTATCTGAACTATATGGAGCTTCTCCTGCAATCGCACCAGCGATAACTAAGTTAGATGTAGATAGTGGTATAATTTCTGATGAATTAGGATAATGGAAATATGTAGTTTGATCCGCTTTTAATATCTGGAGAGTAGTATCTGCTTCAAATGCTAAGAACGGAGCTTGATACCCAAATTCTTGATTTGTTCCAGTAAATAATTGCTCATAATCTCGAAGATGAACAGCTCTAGGTTGGTATGTTATTATCATTAAAAATATTTATGCAGCAATATCCGTTATACTACAGCTTATCCTTTATTAATTTATCTATATTACGGTTGATTAATAACTCTTAACATTTTGTTCATACTCTGGAGTTAATACATTTTTTAGGTTTGCAAAATTGATATTAAATGAACCGATTTTGTTTTCGTCATTCAAATTAATTTGAGAATGGTATGGTAAATCTATAAGACGACTAAGATCTATACCAGAAATACAACGTTCTTCATATAACTCTAAATTAAAGTTGTTAGTTTTGTCTACTAAACTATTATAATAATGTATCCATGTTTGATCTCTAGTTAGACCATCTAGAGTAAATATTAAATTGAAATTATCAACATCAAATATATAATTATTACTCATCGCATAATCGTCATCACTGTTCATTCCAATACAACGCATCGCTGATGTGACTGGACTATAACTCCAATATCTCTGTATTATATCAGCTCCGTACCCTGGTGTTGGAGTATCGAAATATGTAGTTATATATATTTGATTAAGTCTCGGTGAAAATATTTTAAATTGTTGAAGATCTATATTATCTAAATCAAGCGGGTCTGATAAAGTTAAATTATACGGCATAATTCTATCGACAGTGACATATTTATTTGTTCCATTTAAAAAGGAGTATGTACCGTTTTCATTAGGAATAATGCGAAAGAATGTAGTTTCATCTACTTCTAAACCACTCAATATCAAGCTATTACCTAATGAAGATATATAAGATCCACCAAGATTGAAAGTTATATAAGTTCCTAAATCAGCATAATCAAATACCTTTTCTTCTGCAAAGTCAAAGAATGATCCAGCTGTAGATAAATAAAATATAGTTTGTTGATTAGCTGTTACGTCTCTTGCATATTGAAATATTGGATGGTGAATCATTCTATATCCATCTCTCCAATATGTCATTGTCGGCTTTAAATCAATATTTGAATCATATTGATATTCTGCAGAAAGTGGATACCATTGTGCTGCGCTAATCGATACTTGCATTATTTCTCTCCTGATAGTAGTACGGTATAAGTCGCATCATAACCTTCACCTTCTAATACATATACAACATCATTATTTGTATTTTTGAATCTGCTTGAAATTAAATGTCTTGGTTCAATTAAATCTAGATTAGGATTCAATACAGGACCAACTGCTTGACCTGGACATATTGAATTCGTATGTGTATTACATGCATATACAGTTAATGTTGGTGTAAAAGTTTGTGGTGCTACATCGTATTCATTAGTAAATGTATGTGAAATTACTTGATTTCTTGGATCTTCAGGATCTTCAAGGAATGCATTGATAGATAATAGAGTATTTCCGAGATTAGTCTCTCCTGTAAATGGTGTTCGTGAAATAGTCTCGATCGGTGAACCATCTCCCCAATCATAATCAATACGACATATTGGAAATGAACCAGTAGTTGAGCAAGATGCTAGGAAATATAATGTGACCGGACTTACACCGCTAAGCTCTGTAGTACCGAATCCTGTTGTCGGAGAATCACTTATTTCATAGCAACAAGAAGGTGGATATTCATCAACAAATACATAAAAATTACTAAAACTATCTACATATCTCGCACAACAATCTTGAGTTGCAGTATTACTAGCTTCAACACATAACGTAACATCATACACACCAGGCATTGTATATGTATGTTTAACGGTGTGATTAGTTTTATCCATTGTCCAGCATCCTGCATCAAAATTACCAGTATGAGATGTGGTTAGTATAGTTTCTTCGTTAGTATCGTTATCATAATAATCACCAAAGTTCCAATGATATGAACTGATTGGGAATGTATGAGCTTCCGAAGAATCTGTAAACCATACAGTCAAGTTTGGAGCATAACCAGATACGAAATTGTTACTTAAAGTCCATATTGGATCTGGTACTGGCTCTAGAATAGTAGATGCAGCAACGCCTCTAGTATCATCAGAGTAATTCGCAGGTACTGTTTGTGCACTTATTGCCCAGAAATTAGCAAACGGTTCAAATTCCTTCACACATAATAATTGTGTCCATGTATAAGGTGTTCCAGATAAATCTGCGTTAAGAGTATCTGTTGTACTTGCTTGATTATACATTGTAAAGCTGTACTCACCGTATCTATATAATTTAGTAAGTTGCTCTATTCTACTATTTACACCTCTTGAATCACTGTTAACAGTATCTTTCGGTAAAAAGCCTTCTGAAAGTGGTATTTCGAAACTAGATGTAAGTTTCCATTTTGTGTCTGTTACTGGAGTCCAATCTGCAAAATCATCCGAATATATGCATGTAGTACTGACATCAAAATATAAAGTATCTACAGGATATGTTCTAGCTATACTTCTATCCCAAAAAGTAGCACTTAACGGATCTGTTCCCCAAGCAATTGTATTTTGTTTATAAAAATCTACGTTACTATAGTTAATTGATTTTACAAAACGAGAAGTAGGTTTCCATGAAATTGGACAACTAAACCAGTCATATCTAACTGCAGATAATTCAACATGATTAATCCAAAATCTCGCTGTTGGCCATCTCTCTTTAACCGCAATGTCTACGTTATTACTATATGCATTAACTGGTGCGAATGTATATGGATCTAAATTCGATTCTACATACACTAATGGATTAAATTCTCCATTAATGTTTCGTGAATCATTAAACTCTAATCCTGATAAACCTATCTTACTAGTATCATTGTAAACATGTTCGTGACTTAGAGATGTTATATAATCTGCGTTTGCGTTGTATAATAAATTTGTTGTATATAAAGTAGAGACTGTATTTGAAACTGTATTACCATAATCATACTCGTAATCATCAACATTAAAATCCCAACTAGAAACAATAAATGAACCTGGATTGACTGTAGCGGATAGATTCACAGTTAATTCATCGAACGCTGTAGCTTGTAAATTATTAACAGTTTGTTTATCCTCCCAATAATAACCTACTTCATTTAATCCATTTGAATGCTTTGTATCTTCAATTTTTAAATCTACTGTTATTGGAGTTGTACCTGGATGTCCATAACTCGGTGGAGCTGGTACATACTCTAGCGATCCGATAAGAATACTACCGGTAAAGTCAGAATACATATAAGAATAGTTTACGTTATTATAAACATTACTTGTAAAGTCTTTTACTCTTGTTGTTCCAGTATGACCGTTATAAGTTTCAGTATATGATGAATCATAATTAATAAACCCTGGATATACTTCTCTACCTATTGTATTTGCTGAATCACTACCATATAAAGTATTCCATGCATTTACATTAGCTAACTGTATTTCTGTGGTTGCACCTTTAACTTTTAATCCATAACGATGTGTTACAGATCCGTTAATACCGTAAACATGTAGATCTGGAGATTCAGTATAGCTTGCCCATTCGGCTGAAACAGTTGGATTCATTGTATCAGTGTCACGTGTCAAGAACCAATCGATTTCTTTTGTATTTGTAGATTGCGCCCACCATCTATCCATCTCTACATTCGGATATCTACATTCTCCTTGTAATGGGAAATTTGTTCCATCTTCCATATGATATACTTTTTTAAGTAATCTACCTGCGCACCAAATATTATTTTCTGCGTCAACACCTACACCGTAAATCCCTGCACCAAGATTTTTTTGGCTTTTATTCCCAGAGAATCCATGAGAAGATGGAATATATTCAGCTCTACTTAAATATCTAGAGGATGAACCTCCAGCATATACATTATATCTATCACTGAGATTAGGATATAAATTAGGTATGTCAGTAGTAACACCGCGATTCTGGCCGGCACTGTACATAATATTAGATACAGAATATAAACCTCCATTAGCTGCTATCCATGTCATTCGACCAGAATTCCACGAAACACGGAATACAGCTCCGTCAGGACCGGTACACAAACCATAATGATCTTCGTTGCTACCTGCTGCTTTAAAATCGTATGATCCTTTATATTTCCATCCAGTCGACGTATTCTTAAATTTATAAACATCAGTTAGATTCTCTGACCACCACATTATAGTCGGATCATTAGCTTGTACAGTCATTCCATAGCATTGACCATTGCCCATGTCTACTCTTTTAGATGCGTTAAAATTACCCTGAGCTGATTGTGAACATTCAACTAAATCACCATCACCATAACCACCAGCCATCGCATTACCTGTTGGCGACGTTGCTGCAAGACCTACACCGTTATCCGACGTACTATTAAGTTTAAATGTTGCTTCTAATGCTCCATCTCTACCACGACATCTACAAACATAAGCTGGATTACTTCTACTTGATACCCAAACATTACCTCCTATACCATTTACACCTCTATGAGCTTCGTCTTCAAATATTCTATTTACATCTACTGATGTTCTAGATACTTTGTTGCACAATCCACCACCTGGTTTTCTTAAATTAGTTTCCCAAACTACTGCGCCTTCTAAATGTAAAATATTATGTCGTACTTGTGTTTTCGTAGATGTACATTTTATTTTACTATCCTCTGTATGAGAAGTGACTACATAAGGAATTGAATCAAATTGACTACCTTCTGTAAACGATCTGATAGCATAATGAATTGCTCGTTGTGAATAATATATCTCATCCAGCAACTGCTTATCATTAGCTACATCTGATGTATATCCATAAATTCCATGTAGTGTATTTAACGCGGTACCATCATAAAAGGATGATAAATCATCTACAAATTCCGTAATTGCAGATACTTCTTCTGTTATAGTTTCAATTAAATAATCGTTACTTAATGTGAAATTTGACCCATCTTCACCAATATCAGCGATATAGCGATATATTTCTAATTTTGGATATTCGAGCGAAGAGCTTGGTACATTTATATTTAATGTAAATTGATGTTCCGAGGATCCACCCGGTCTCGCATCTTTTACAGATGCAGGCTCAACACTTGTTATTTCGGCGATGTTAAAGTAATCTGACATTTATAATATTTACTCCATTATAGTGGTTTTCAAGTAGGTGTAATGACCTGGAAATTTTTTAATTCGTATACTTGTCCATAGTTATTAATATTTATCGTAGTGAAATACATACCTTCATGTATACTTGAATATCCAATAAATGCTATATTAAATAACTGAGTATCAGAATTATATGTGAATACTGGTAGTTCTACACCAGTCAATGCTACAGCTGACATAGTCTGCAATGTAGTATCATCTTCTCCATTGTAAACCACTTGCATTACGTTTGTTTCTAAATCGATTCTATAGAAAATTGGATAGTAATAATCATTCTTCTCATGAAGAGTGTTGACTATTACATATTTATCTTCTTCAAATAGCCATATACCTCCAGCTAAACCATCACATAAGCTTATAATATGAATGTTATCCGCAATTGCGTATATCAGATTCTCTTCATAATCGAAATTTAGTTTAGCAATTAAAATATGATTTGGTATATGAAGCATTAATGTATCGAACCAAATATCAAAATCATATATCTGGCTAGATAATCCTCCTACTAAGCTTGAGTTTACAGCTGTGAATTTATCAAACACATCGGATAACGACTCGATCGCTGGTCTTGTCTTGTTTCTTAAGTCTCTAGTCCATAAAGCACCTTGTGTCAATCTCTTATCATAGATAGATTTGTCCTTAATGTCCTTCATTAACGCATACTCATTAGAAAAGACGTCGGTCTTCCATTGATACACTTGAGAGCCTGAAGGAATGAATTGGCTGTACCATCCTGTAATATCGAATTCACCTCTAAAGTTTGCTGGCCAATCAGATTCGTTTTCCCATGTATTATCTTGATCTCGATACCATGGATCATATTTATCACTCTGTCTACGAACCCCGCTATCACTTGTCTTTTTAGTTTCATACTTAGTTTGGTACGGCATGAAATCTTGATGGTCTCTGGTTGCTTTTGGCATACCTGCTCTACTCCATGTCGTTGGAGAATATTTTAACCAACTAATATCAACATATAGAGATGATACTGGTGCTGTTTGTATTGTATTTGAAAGACCATAATCAGATAGATATGTATTCAAATCGCTAAATATACGATCATTTGGATTGTTCGAGTATATAATACCTGTATCTACAGTATTCAATTCATGAGTTCTGTTCTTACTTAAGAATGTACTTGCTCCTAACATTCTAGGAATCATATAACCCCCAGAATCCTTTACTGTATACAAATTACCGGTATATGGTGCAGATGCAATAGTAGGAAAATGTCTATTTGTTAAATATGCATACGGGGTTAATGGCTTTACTAATGCACCACTAACAATTGGTGTCCAAACACCACCGGTTGGAGGTAGACCTAAACTAGAATCTGTTATTGTCTGTCTCCATGTGAACGCATTAGTAGCAAAATAATTTATAAATAAATGCTCATCTTCAATTACATCGAATACTAAACTACTAGACCGATCTGTACCAGATACTACTAATTCAGAAATATTATTTCTGAGCATCGCTGATAAATTGCTTGTTGCAGATGTATCGATAACTAAATCTTTCCAGTTTGCTGTTGTTACTTCATGATGCAATGTTATAGGTTGAATCCATCTTAACGTATTTGACGGTTGTCTGTGATATTTTAAAAATGTATCCATATCTAAAGTCACATCAGCAAAATCTGGCTGTGAAATGATGTTATATTCATCAACAACTTTAATAGAGCCACCCCATACATCAATACCTTTAAATTTAGTTTCAGCAGAAGCAGAGTCATATCCTTTTGCCCAGAATGGTCGTGCACCAGGAGATGTTCTATCGTATGTATATGATTCGTAATTCCATCCTGATAATTCTACATTCATTGTAAAGTTAATCGGTGGCATAACAAATCGTGTGAAATCAGTTACTTCTGTTGATATAGCAGTTACACTTGTACTCAATTGCCATAAATCTGTATTATCAAATGAACCACTAACGAATAATGGAACTCCTGGCTGGAACTGTGGTATTTCAGTTTCAGTAATCTCGTAATAATCAATATACGGTACTACAGGAGATCCAGATGTGCTCCAGACTGGAGTACTGATAATCATTGTTTCTGTAGTTAAACCATTTGAAGTAATATTAGATGTCATCGATGAAGATGTGAAATCTGGTAATGCATATGATGGTCTATCTTGTATTGCAATCGACATAGAAGTTAATGTTATAACGTTTGTTGTATGCATATAATCATAATAGTTACCTGGTTTGAATATTAATGTTGCTGGTTTATCTGTTGATACCCATTTACTTTCTTGTGGAATGAAAACCATTTCAATCCATTCACAACGAGGTATTGTAAATTGATACTTCGCAATGAAGTATGGTGCAGATGTTGTATTTTTACCTCGCATAATATTTGTGCGTGTATATGAATACAATCTGTCAGAACTAAGAATAAAATCATCACCAGAATATGTTACCCAACGACCGTCGCTCCAACCAATATCAGGTTCTATTAGATCACCTGTTAATTGGAACCAACCAAATTCACTACTTGTTTTATAACCATTACCTAAACTATCTCTCCATGTCTCAATAGAGAAAGCGCATAATGGATCTGTTATTGTGGTTATTACATCACTTACACGATTAAAATCATCAAAAGTACTGCCTGGATGACCAAATGGTGAATACATAATTGCACGACAGGTACAATTTGCCCATTGATTATAATTTATACCTGTTTCATTTTGTTCTATCTTTTTAAAGAATAGCGATATCAAATCTTGTTTTAGATATTGGCAATCTCTTTGATGCTTGAAATGAGTGAATACTTCGTTTGAATTTGTATTATTATCTTCCCAAATAAACTCAACAGAGCTTCCTGGATTTACTTTAAAACAAACACCCGGCTGTGAAGCACCGGACACTAATCCTGAACCGATAGTATTAGGATTTACATTAGGGGAACCTGATAACCATGCAGCATTAACAACATTACCATTGTTATATGAATCATACATATAAATTTGATCTGCAAGATCGACACGAGCTCCTGCTACCGCACCTAAGAATTCATTATTAATATTGATTGTCGATAATGGTAATTCTGTACATTGAGCTGACAACATAGAAACTGGTAACGCACCATCAACTCGTGACACTGGCCAATAAATTTTATTGCTGCCTTCTGAGATTGGAATATCTGTTCTTTCCATTTTATACAGCCACGCATAGTTTTGTGTACCTGTATAAACGTTATTCGGAACTAAATCATGAAGTTGTGTTCTTGTTATAATCTTATCTGCTTCATCGTATTTTATTCCTGCGAAAGCTCCAGTATCAATTAAACTTGTTTCATGAATAGATAAAGGTGTCATTGTGCTTGCTGAGCTTACGAAAGTATTCCAATAAATATTATTAACTGCAGCTTTTTCTTTATCATCTAAACTATTATATTCAGTGTTGATATTAGTTAAACCTTTACCAGTCCACTCGATATCTGCTCCACTAACTCCATAACCAGGAAGAGGAAAACTAAAGATAGTATCACCATGAGGTAAATCTGCTGATAAAGTTTCTTCAACCGTGTCTGTTTTAGATAACTGTAACCATGCCCCAGATGTACTATGATTTCTTGTCATAAATATTACATCTGAATTTGTATACGCATCACCTGCTACTGCTCCAGATTGAATCAAATTCGTAGCAGTTAACATCAAAGGATCGATTGTCTGTGATGTATCATTCTCTTCTATAAATTCTCCTGATACCCAATACATCCAGTTATTTCCAGCTTGGAAAGGATAATCAACTGTTTGCTCCCAAAGTGAATAATATCCACCTGAAATAATATTTTGATCTCTGCCTAGATATTTTTCAGTTAGAGCTATTCTAGTATAATCATTTAATACAGAACTATTATATGTATCTAATGCTGAAACAGGTATTCCATTTTTATATTGATTAAGAACTGAATCGACAGTCCATAACAATGGATTATCTGCACATAGTTGAGAAACACCTGTATTATATAACCATTCAATTTGACTTGAATTAATATCTTTTGTTGATAGATAATCTACAATACTCTCAGAAGATAGGTCAAAATACTGAGTGGAATTAATTGATGGATCTCTATCAAAGTACACCGAATCATCATATATTTCTTCTATTTCAATTTGAAACGTTTTAGCTGCTGCAGATAATTCTGGGATAGCGTTTAAAGTAGAAAGGGAAGATATGTTTGTTGTATATTCATTTGCAACTAATTTATTCTTTGTGAATGAGTTTAATAGATATTCATAGAATAAGCTTTCTAGTGCTGCTGTAGCTCCAGATAAATTATATTTCAGTTTTGACTTTTTAATAGCTTCACGTTTATTAATCAAGTAAATTGCAATCTCTTTCAACTTACGAGTGTAGAATGGAATAATTTGTTCTAATTCTAGATCATCATCCCAATTAATATTCGTTGCGAACACTTCTTCTGCTTCGCTTTGAAATGCTACAGTTAACTGTTGTAATAACGCGATGTAATCTTCTTTTACTTTTACAGCTACCTGAGTTTTATCATAATCACGAGCTGTATACCAAGCTACGAGATATTGATCATATTGGAGTCTTTCTTTTCCAGGAATGATACCGATGTTACGACGAAGCCATTCTGTAAAGCTGTATGGACGAATATCATCTTCTACTTTTTGACCAGCTACATATTGACTAGTACCAACGTTTTTCTGTTCAACATTAGTTGTTTGTGAATAACGTGTTAAAATTTGTTTCTGTGACATCTTACTCCTCTATTAATCCTAATCCCTTATGCAAAACATAACTAATCATTTTCTCTACAGCTTCTCCGGAACCATACCATTCATCTAAGCTCGATGCATGCTCATTTAATGTAGTATTCTTATCATCCCAATTGATAACTCCTGCAACCTGTTCGTCACATGAACTACCAATAAAATCAAAGAAACAAAAACGATTACGTACTTGCTGAAAATCTTCATAACTCGGTTCACGTGTTGCATTATATAAATTCGGTAACAACCATGTATAATTCGTTGATAACGGATATATTAATGTTTCTGTTGAAACTGTACATAATTCATAACAATTTGTTGTATATTGAGATAGATCTGTACTTCCGACATCAGTCACAAGCTCGAAGTGTGGTCCTGTTGTATAATAATCTGGTGGTAACGAAGCTGGTGGATTCTCTACTGCACCTCCAATACGACCTGTAGTATTATAAGCTGTTAATACCTTACCAGTATTTAGTGTCATAAGCATTACATAGTCAGTATAATTCCAGTAATAATACCAACCACAAAATAAATCTACATCAATTGTATAATTCATTGGAATGTTTAATCCTGTAATATTTGAAGTAAATCCAGATAGTAACGTATTAGGAGTCTCTCCTTGTAGTAATGCTGCATCTCCATAATCATCCCAATCTAATAACACACGCTGCTCGTCTCGAATCACATACGAAGATGTTGGTGATGTGGCTGTTATTCTATAATCATCATCCCATTGTGTTTTACCTGAAAGATAAATGCTAGTAACGTACGGTTCTTGGTGATCTAAAATTGAAGTTGGAATGATTAAATCAAATTGTTTTTCTAAAAACTTATCCATTGTTATAAATGGTACATCTGCTGTGACCATATAAGTTGATGCTTCAAATAATGATCCTCTATTACCTGCATGTAAATGACCACAACGTTGGCATAGACTTTCGATAGCTACTGGTTGTGTACCAGATAATGCTGTTCGATATTCGTTTTGAATATTATAAGTACAATTACATCTTGTTCCCCATAATTTCTGTTGATTGATTGAGAAGATATCCATTAATCGTCTAAGTTCTAGAGGATATGCTAATCCATAATCATCGATTGGTACATCTGTCTTTGATGCTAAATCATAAATTTGACTAACATTACATTCTTCTATATCTGCTCTATTTTTAGTGAAGTTAGCTATACGTTCATATGACTGACGACCATATGCTTGTCCAAACGTAGAATCTTCATCTCCCCATAGCGAGTGCATATATTCATCCCACAATACAGAATTATTGTTAATGTGCGGAGAACGTGCGAATGAATGGATATAGCTACTAGCATCCCAGCTCTCATTAAATCTTCTTATCTCTAATCCAGTATAATCTAGAACATCGAATACTGTACTTTGACCTTCAATACTCGCTCCTGAAATACTTGATGTTTCTGATAATAACGTGCCTATGTTATATTTACGTTGCCATCTATTACCAGACCAATCACCAAACGCTTGAGCAGATTTATTATATTGATCTGTATCGACTGTATTAAGATCTGGATAATTATAAAAAGCATAATCATTGTTAGGTGTAATATCAGCCATGAAAGTTAATACATCATTCGAAATACGATACAATTTATTTTCAACTGAATTAATAATATATACATTATCAAATGAATCAGTGCATATACCTTCTAAAGCATTATATTCTAATTTCTCTGTATCTGCCCAACTAGGCACTGGTAGAGTACCTACTGTAAATTCTGTTTTTACTCCTGCTGATGTAAACTTAGTTACTGTATTCCAATCTGAAGTTATCCATAAATTTTCTTTTGTATCAATTGTAATATATTCTGGATGAACAGCAGAATAAGATGACATTAGCGTTCCTGTTGTATTACTATACAATTGAATATCACCTAATCTATAATCTGGACCTGAATGATATGTTAATGTCACCCAAACATTGTTGTTACGGCTTACGTGAAGATCCATTGGATTAGAGCAAGTAGGTAATGTTATTGTATCTAATAGTGCACCGTTTTGATCATAGTAATATAAACTACTTGAAAGTGAATTGGTATATGATATCCAAACATTACTATCCATATCAGTTTCTACTAATGTTGGCTTGAATGTATTATCGATACCTTCTGGTACTGGTGGCTCATCTTGACCTACAACTAATGCAAATGATCCGTCTGTTGTGCTCATTTTTAATGCAGAGCCAGAATCGAAAAATGATACCCATAGATAACCAGTACCATCTAAACTAATACCTGCTGGTGTTTCACCAATTGTACTTACATCGAATGATGATAGTAAATCACCTTCAACAGAAAATTTGTATATCTTATCACTCTCTGCGTCTGATGCCCAGAAGTTGTAACTTGGTTCAATAGCTATACCGTAAATACCGCCGAATCCTGATAGTGACATTCCATCTACTGCCGTTACTTGTAGTTGTGTTATATCGTAATTTTGTGAAATAGTAGGATCCATTAATTGTTCTTCTGCAAGATATTGAATAGCAGTTGCAGATATTGAACTATTAACACAATCGATATCATATCTATTAATTGTGTTATTTTCTGGATTTGATATCCATAGATAATAATCATAAGACCAAACTTTATTAAAATAAGCAACACCACTCGTTTGAATTGTTGTATTTAAAATCTCTTCTGCTACTACAACTGAACTCTTTACAAACCCTTGCTGATCGAAATCTTGCGCATCATATGCTGATAAGAACAATTGACCTGAAGGCGGAGTCCATACAAGATCTGTTGATGATGGCATAATAGACAAACTACGCACAATTGAACCACCTAAATTTCCATAATAATTACTTACTGGAACATCGAACGCTATAGGAGAATCTGTATCTAGGTCAATGGTAATATATGAAGAGAGTGCAGCTATATTACCTTGTACAGTTATGATATGAGGTATAGTCGCATCCTTCCAATAAAAATCTACTAAATCGAAAACACCATTACGAGTCACTCTTAACGCGTTTGGAGTTGTTCCATTAATAAAATATGGTGATACAGCGCCAACTTTACTATTCGAATAACCTGCTGATGCATTACTACAATTCTGACTATCATAATAAACAGGATAATCGGCATAATCAACAATAGCCCAAATTAATACTGGACTACATTCAATCGTAGATCTATCATCGATGTAATAAAATTCTGCTGATGCTCTAACACCAATAGTTTCACCCGATGAGCCGAGAACTAAAGTCGATGCGGTTGGTGTAATTGATTCAATAAAATTACCATCTACATCTGTAAATCTCCATTGTGCTAATAATCTTGACCATTTATTTTGAGGTCTTTGGTATGGAGCAGAACGAGAGTTTTGTGCATACAGATGTACAGTATGAGGAAATATATCTTCACTACTTAAATGTAAAGTAAATGGAGTTTGATTCCTAATACCAGCATAACCTGGAACTGGTGCTGTTAATTGTAGTGCTACAGGATAATTAACAGCACTTTGTAGTACAAAATTTGTTGTCATATTAATACTCTATTGTTTGATAAATTGTTGATTCAGATTCCACTACAATCTTTTCAGTAAAGTGTTCTCTGTCATTTAAGAATAAGAATTTAAAATACTCTTGTGCTGTGTTCTTTGCTGTTAGAACTCTATCTGTTGGATATGTTGGGTTCCATATTAACATAGATAATCCATTATATCGAATACTAGGATTATCTTTTCTTCTTGTATAGAATGTTTTTATACCGGCAATAGATAAAATATTATTTGTTAATGTACTAATATCTAACTCTTGTCCTAATGTTACCGAAGTTCTTGAGAAGTATGTTGTAAATATTTCATTAATATCAATTGCTATTGAATTATTATCTCTCTTTGAGTTTGGATCTTTTACAATATACAGTTCTGAGTTTTCAACATCATCTAATGTTCCATTTGCAGAACCGTCAGATGTTATACAAACACTAGCTGCAATATAAACTGGATCAAGAATAATAACTTCTGAAGTTAATGTTTTCACTGTTCGTAATGAAGACGTAATTAACTCTTTTTGAGATGCTGTTAATACAGATGTTGGATTCAATGTATTTGAAATTGTTTTTGGTACTACAGTTAAATATACATTATTAAAATTACATGCATCTGCAAACAATACTTGATTATACACTAAATTAGATACATTATTAGGATCTTTCAATCCAACACTTTCATAATAGTACTTGACTTGCTCTTGCAAATACTTCCAGTTATTAGCAACGCTAACGTCATGAATAAGATTCGCAAAGTTTGTTTTAACATAATTTTCATAATCAACTTCTGTAACTAAACGATACTGTGAACGGTATATACCTGGAGCATTATCTCTGATCGATTCAATGTCTTCTTCTGCTTGATAATATGTTGATATGTTCTTATTGTCGAAGAATAAATCATTAGATTGTTTTGTATCAATGTAAATAAATTCATTATTACTTTGACTATTTAAATCCGCTAAGATAGTATTAAATGTTCTTGACGAGAACGGTACTACTTTTCTACCCTTCAAAGCTGATATACCAACTTCACCATCTGATCCATTTGATTCTAAATAATAAATAGCAACTGTATCACCTGATGAAAGTTTTACACCATTAACACCATTACCGAATTTGATTTCATATTGCTTATTTTCGTTAAACCTAGCTTCATATCCGCTTTTGAACGCATCTTCAAGATACAATGATGGTACTTGTTCCCATTGACTCCATACATTATTGTGTTTTACATAAACATTTATATTGAAATGATCAACAATAACATTATCACCAGGTGCAAAGAAAACAAGCTCATTATCATTACCGGTTGCAGTATATAATGGATATTCTCTATATCTACCTTGATATAATAGTTTCTGTTTTGTTAGTTCATCTAATGTCTCTGTTAAGCCAAGTGCTGTAGTTTTAGCGAATACAATATCTTCATTAAATGAATACGAACGTGAACCATTCTCGATGTATGAATATCTTGGAATTGTATATAATCCGGTGCTATAAGTCGGACCTGCAGTTAAATTAAAAGACAACGTAGATGTTTGACGACCGATTGGTTTATAATCTAGAACTTTAGTTATGCGATTCATTGCATCATAAAGTGTTGTTTCAGAGAATTCTGAGTTTGTCGCTGTTTGATTCAAATAATATAATAATGTATTGAAGGTATAAGCTATAATTTCATTTATAGTTGAAATATAGGATCCTTCATAATTCTGATCTGTAAAGATGTTCGTTTCATTTAAACGGTCTTTGATGTACTGTTTTAATGTTAACGCATCGAATGAAAGATATCCATCTTTCGGTATTTCAAATTCTGTTGCCATAACCTACCCCTTCTAAAATATATATCCATCTCTTGTTAAAATGCCCTCTAAGTTTAAAGGCTCTGTCAAGAACGGAACTGCTAAAACCATTGTAATCTCGTATTCATTACGATCGTGATGTCCAACAATATCTAATTTTGTCAAACTAACCCGTGGCTCCCATTTATCAATTGATGTTTGTATCTCTCTACCGATTCGACGACCTGAAGATTCACTGATTGGATCGAATACATATCTGCGGAGATCTGATCCATATTCAGGAAGTAGGAATCTTTCACCTGGGATTGTATTAAATAAGTTTGTTAGTGAGTTACGTATCGCATTTAAATCGAACGAAACAGCGACGTCACGACCATTTCCAATTGTTTGGTTGAAATTAGTTGCTGCGCCTATGAGATTTTCAGAGAAATCTAGATGAAAATCTACATATGTATACTTCTCTTCATTGAGAGTAGTATTTTCTAGAGAGTTTAAGTTGATTGAGCTCATTTTATATAAATATTTATGACGTAGTTTATCAATTTAAAAGGAGAAATATATGAAGAATTTTAAAAGTCAGTTCGAAGTGATATGTGAAGAGACTCTTAGCACGTACCAGCAAGGCGGTTTCTTGCGCGGGGATTACGTATTACTTAAGAAAAACACACTTTCATGCGAAGCTCTAAAGCAAATATCAGAGCCAATGAAAGAGATAATTAAAACAGCAATTAAGAATAAAACTCGATTTCGTATCAGTTATATCAAGTCAGGTGCACCGGAAGCTTTTAGTGGTCCAGTAGATGCACCGAATATCCCTTCGAAAACGATGTGGGCAGACGTAGTTATCGAGTATGCACCAGGAATGTGGAAGGATCCAATGACGTTACCTCTTTCAGTTTTAGAAAAGATGGATATCGAAGGTAATAACATTGCACCACCTATTCCAGATGAAATAAAACGTAGCAATGATAAAGATGATACGAAAGAAGAAACTGATAGTGTTAGAGCTAAGCAAACTAAAAGTGAAGATGAAACAAGAAAACTGCCTACAAAGAATACAAAACTAAAAGAATCATTTCAAATGCTTAGAGAGAACGATTCTATCTATGAAACTTACAAACCTTTAGAGGAAGGTATAATGGATACAGTTAGGTCTGTTGGTCAGAATGTAAAAGAAGGTTTTGATCTAAGCGCTATTGTTGATAGCCCAGAAAAACTTGCTAACTATATTTCGGATGTAAAAGCAGAGAGCTCAGAAAAAGCAAAAGCTTTGTTTGATAAACTACTTAATGGTGGTTATGGTGATCAACTTGAAGCTGCTGTTAAATTTCAATCCGAAATTGATAATGTAATGGATAATGCTCCGGAAGATATACCAAATGAAGGTGCACCAGAAGAAACAACTCCTGATGCTACCTCCGAAACTGGTAGATTTGATGACGTTGAAAGTAAACCTAGAAGTACTGCTGATTATATGAACTAAGTTAATATCTTTGCTAGTTGTATAATACAACAAAACGCATTGATTTCAAAATCCATAACGTGTTGATGAGATTCCATGTATTGACCAATGGTCAGCATGGAATTTCTTTTTATATCTTCATCTATTTCTAACGTGAATATGTATTCAAACATACTCTTCAAAAGAATTAAATAATCACTATTGAAATCTATTTCATTTTCAATGATATACTTGCGAATCTCATTCACACTCTTTCTAGCACATATCATATTATAAACAGTTTTCGCAAATGTAGTTTCAATGATAATTTCAGGAACTTTTAATTCATTATTAATCGTATACTGTTGAACGCTATTAATTATATGACGAAGATCTGGGTATCTAGCTTTGATTAATGTTACTAATCGATCTTTTTGTTCTTTAGATACTTTGATACCTTCTTCTTTGATAATATCTACAACTCTCTGTACACAACCATTGAACGGTGGAACTAATTCAAATATTTGTGTTCTTGATTGAATAGGACCTATAATACGATTTCTATAATTAGCTGTAAGAATGAATCTAACATTATCACTATACTCTTCCATTGTATTACGAAGAGCTCTTTGTGCATCAGCAGTAAGCCCATCTGTTTCATCCAAGATTACAATCTTAATTCCTCCGTCAAACGATCTAGTTTGAGAGAAACCTACAACAGATTCACGAATAGTATCGATACCACGTTCATCTGAAGCGTTAATATATCGATATGATGCACCTAAAGCGTTAACGATAATTTTAGCTAGAGTTGTTTTACCTGACCCAGGAGCGCTGATAAACAATAAATGAGGACAAATACCTTCTTTAAAGCGTTCTTCAAAAAACTCTCGAGTTGCATCATCGAGTACCATATCTTCTAATTTTTGCGGTCTATACTTCTCAACCCAAAGATTGTTTAGCATTATTATCTCCTATTTTTGTTAAAAACATCCATTGTCCATGGGAAGTACTTTTGCGCGACTTCTGCCATAGCTTCAGCATAATCTCTTATCTCTTTCTGAGCGTGAGAGTGTGTACGTAATTCTAAGAAATGTAGCAAGTTATGCAAATCACAATTTACATATATTTCGGTATAATAACTAACCGGTAAAACTATTCTTGCCATTTCACGAGCTGCACCAGCATTTAATAAAGCTTTATAATGATTATACGCATATGTGCATGCTAGATTAGTCAATGATGTTAAATCTTCGTGATCTAATTCATCACTATCTTCACTACCTTGCTTATTATCTGTACTTTGAGATCGCCATACCGATGGTACGTAGAACTCTGGCTCAAATTCTGTATATCTACCGCTAACTTCATTCAATCTGAAGGTACGATGTCGAACGAATTGTCTCATTACAAATATCGGCATTTTGATATTAAATGTAATACTACATTGCTCGAATGGACTTGTATGTCGATTGGTGTATAAATACTCTAAGAGCTTCTTGTCCTGTTGCTCTCCCTTACTTGGCGCTTTATATGATACCCTTGCAGCTTCTACAACACGTTCATCGGACCCAAGGTGATCTACATACCTTACATAGCCTTTATCTAGAACTGTTACTTCGTGAATATCAATGTTTGCCACTAGAACCGAACCCACTTTCTCCTCGAACTGTTTCATCTACTTCATCTGCCCAATCGATTTGAGGTTCGATTAACTTATATACAGCTAATTGAGCTATGCGTTCACCTTCAGCAACTAAAAATTCTTTATCACTGTGGTTGTATAGTTTTACACCAGTATCACCTCGATATTGATTATCAATGATACCAGGATGACATAGAACCCCGTGTTTAAATGATAATCCACTTCGAGATTCTACTTTCCACCAATAACCTGGTGTAATATAAGCAACCTTAATACCTGTCGGGACAATTGCTGATCCATGAGCAGGTACTATAGTTTCCTGAATACCGTAAATATCATACCCTGTATCACCTGTCGGTGAATTAGGATCAGTTGATTCGTTATTCCGTTTCGGTAACTTTGCTTTTTCTGATGTTGCTTTAAATTTTATAACAACTGAACTTTCACAATTACAAGCACAACTCATATTATTTACTCTCCACTAAAAGTTCTTTACCTTGCTGAATAGACTCTTGCATTGGTTGAACCGGTGCACTACTATCTATTGCATTTCCTTGTAACCATGCAATTAAACCTGAAACTTTATTTGCTGGTACAATCCACGTTTTACCCTGTACTGTTACTATTGATTCCATTATTCATTTTCCTTTGGCTCTTCAATTTCTACACTGCGTATTTTATCTTCTAATAATTTTATAACAGCGTACTCGATCAACGCTTGATCATCTGTTTTTATTCTTTCATATCCAATATCTCGAAGACTTATAGCTTCGTCTGGAGTAAGATCTAAATCAAATTTATGAACTATTTCTTCTCTTTCACTAAGTAATTCCATTTCATACCTCTCTTTCAATAATATTAACATATATTCTTCATAAATCAACATTGATACTATTGTACTAGTATATAAGTATTTGTATGGCAAACAAGAATACAGATGATATAGATATTTTGTTAGATGAGTTGAAAGATACTAAAAAGTTTGGAGCAATGATTCCTATTGAAGCTCCTGCTCCGACAGTACAACCTGAACTTACTGATGATAATATCAATTCATGGATTATGAATAAAGCTGGATTAGTTATACAGCAAGGTGTCGACACTTTGGAACGTATTAAGGATTCAGTTAGAAATAGCGCTGAAGCAGAAGAAGTCGATTCTTATTCGAAACTATTAAATGCTGTATCTTCTGCTGTTGATACTCTCAATAAAATCAATATTCAAAACAAACGAAATAAATCAGCTAAAGAGCTGAAGAAAATGGATATTGATATGAAGAATGGTCAAATCGAAGGTAAGAATAATGTAACTAATAATATTATTATCGCTACTCGAGAAGAGATGATGCAGAAGTTATTCGGTGAAGCGGAAGAAGAAGCTAAAACAATCGATGTAACAAGTACAGAAATAAACGATTCTCAAGAAGAGGTTGTTAAAGAAATTATCGATACATTCGATGATGCAGAAGATATACCCGAAGAGCTTAAAAGTAAACTAAGAGTTTAATTATATAAGCTTCTGATGATCCTTCCAAAACCCTGGATCAAATTCTTTTATAGATTCGATTTTATCTAACCGATCGTTCATTAAAACAGGAAACAGGTCTACGTGGTTCTTTGTTAAGAACTTTTTAATACGTAGACCTGATTCATTTCCACTTTTTCGTTTTAATTCGATATATAATAGGTCATCATGCTTATCATGAAAATCATGACACGTCTTACAGTTTTCATAACCTATTATAATCATTTTAAACCTTAAATATAACCTAACAATTTCTTTCGTAAGAACTCTTTTTGAGATTCCCAACGGTGATATGTAGGACTAGCTGAACCAGTCGCTGATGACGACAATGAAGAGTATTGTTCGTATTTGTAATTGTATAATTAAAATCTGCCATAATGTTCTCCTTGTTTTAAATATTTAGCTTTTTTCGACAAAAAAAACCCAGCAATAAATTACTGGGTTTCCTGTATTTTATATTTACTT